TGGCGTGCTTACAGGTCGTCTTCGATTGAGAAAATCGGGGAATGGATCACGGGTGATCTTAGGACGGGGATATCCACCGGGCTTACCGCCGGGACCAATTGGAACACTAGGATCGTTAGGATCGACAGGATCATTGATACCGGGAATATTCGATGGTCGAAGCGGAACCTGCTCGCCTTCGATACCGGGGAAGTTCGGACGAAGTGGATCACGGGTGATCTTTGGATCATTGATGTCACGACCACCAACTGGGCGAGGATCATAAGGTGGTCTATCATCTGGAGTGCTTACAGGTCTGTAAGGATTTTTGCCGAAGGGGAATCTAAACTCTTCTTCACTTCCACCACGACGCATTTTAGCCATTCCGCCATAACCTTCATTTTTAGCAGTAAAGTTTTTGTCGATGTAATCAAAGAACTCTTTCTTCTTTTCGTCCGTCTTGAGGTCAGCGGGCGAAGAAATACCAAACTTCTTCATTGCCTTCTTAAAGAAAGCATCGTATCCAGTGCCGCCATCCATTTCTTCACGGAATTGATTGGCAACTTCATACTTTGACTCAATGATTTTATCATTAAGTTTCTGTGTAAGAGACTCGAACATTGTTTGTTCGGCTTCGTTATAATCTCTATTAATGATTGAGTCTACGATGTGTTGAGAGTTCATATGATATCCCTTTTGATTCGTTCCTGAAAGAAGTTGACCATTTGAATCGCTTCCTCACTTGAGGACTTTAACTTGTCTTCAAACTTGTCTCTATTCTTCTTATTTAGCGACTTATAAGTTTCGAGAATAAAATTTGCGTTTTCTTTTGATAAAAAAGCAATTGAATCATCTTTAAAAATGACACTTGCACCAGATTCATCGATGTCTTCAAAATCTTTAATTGAAGCGTCAACAAATGTCTCCTGAACAGACTGCTTTCTTTTATCTTCAAGATCAATAATTTTTTTGATACCTTTTTTTGCTTGCTTGAGAGTAAGGAAAATATCTTTTCTCTTTCCATCAACATAGGCAGAGACAGGAGCCGATGCACCCATACCTACTTTCTTAAGGGTGATAATCTTGCCATTATATTCAAATGTATTCAAGAAGAATTCCTTTTGAAATTCTGGATCAAGAGTGATATCATCCTTGTCACCATCATCACTTGCCTCTTCCTTTTTCTTTTCTGGTCGAGACTCATCTGCCTCCTCAATCAAGTTGATTGTTTTTGAGGCAAGTAAAGAGTGAAGATAAGTTTCCACGATTTCTTCCGGTGCATTTTCTACCAGTCCAATCGCGTTACGGTACAGATTCATTAAAAGCCCCCTCCCATTTCTGATTTTTCAGGAATAAGACCAAGTTCTCTTTCCTTAGAAATTTGCTTGTCCATATCTTTAATCTCACCATCAGTCTGTCGTAAGATATTTCTTCTCACCCATTCTCTTGAGTAATAATCTCCAATGTGATCGTTGATTTCACGAAGAACTTCAAGACGCTCTTTTAAAACCTCATATTCTTTGCTCTCTGTGAAGAATGAGTCGGTGACATAATCAAAACGAATATCTTGAACAATTTTGTACCAATCCTTCTCGGACATAATATTTTTAAGAATACACTGAACACGAAGTGAGTTCATAAAGAGCATATTGAATTTATATCTCAAGCGATCAATAAACTTTTGGAAATTTAACTCATCTCTTGTAATCTCTGATGCCCGACCCATATTGAATCCTGTATCTGATTCCAGACGAGACATTGGAATGTTAAGAGATTTGTAAAGTTTCTTTTCAAAATACAGAACGTCTTCCATTTCACCTAAGTTCTGTCCGCCGTCGAGGGTAGAGACTTCTGTGCCTTTACCACCTTCACGACGAGGGAACCAGTAGTCCTCAAGCATATTCATAAATTTACGGTCATCACGAATCTCGCCCGTGTTGGCATCGTAAACAAGTTTATTACGATAGCGATTCATCAATTGTTTTACATACTGTTCGGCTTTGTTTTTGGGGAGAGAACCGACATCGACATAGAAGATTCTTCGTTCGGGCGCACGCGAAAGACGATAAATCACAGTGGCATCCTCAACCATCCGAAGTTGATTGAGTGGTTTAATTGCTTTTTGTAAGTACGAAATTGCTCTTGTTCGAGCAGCATCATATAAACCAGATGGGAAGTAGCAGATAGCCTCTGGTGCGATTTCAATAGCAGAAGCATCATTTGGTTTTTCACGATAAATGAAAACTTCCTTTACGCTTTTGATTTTTTTAGCACCAGTCGCTTTATCAGTTTCTTTTTCAACTTTAGCAATTTTTTTGATTTTTGCAGCGTCAATTGGACGCATTTCAATAATCCCCTTTTTGCTACTGGAGGGATCAAAAATCATATGATAGTAGCCCTTTCCATCGACGTACCATCTTCGGAAAATTTCATATCCTTTATTGTTAAAATCAAGCATACGAAGAATGTAATTAAATTCAGTATTTAATTTTTGCTTCGCTTCATCAGAAATTTTTGCGTTGTCTAAATTAAGAGCAACAGGAAACCGCTGCTCCCCCGTAATGATAGATTCGTTGCAAATATCTTCAACCGCTTGTTCAATTTCAGGTTGCATTGCCATTTCACGATACTTCGTGATGTATTGTGTTTCACCACGAAGAGATCCATCAAGGTCAATACCCACACCATAATACCCGCCAGCATCAACCGGCGTAGCATCATCAACATCGGGCAGAACAAAAGAAGCAGCCCGTTTTTCAATGGGCGTGTTCCGTGAAACCGCTTCTTTTTTCGCTCTGCCTACTGAAAGACCAAAAAGTTCAACAGGCATAATTCATCCTTATAATGCAGTCGTTCTATTACCGGGTGTTCCGTATCCTACGTTCACATCAGAAGTAATAAAGTAAGAATAACCAAGAGTCACAGTGAATGAAGCGAGATCCTCGTTTGTAGCATCCACAGTGATTTCACTAATGCTTTTAGGAAAGCAATATTTAAAAGTATAGGATTTGATCGGCTCTCCAGCACGATCTAACTGATCAACAGACCAGTCTGGAAAATCGGTGGCGTTATTCAGTTCAATCTGTCGCTCTGCCAGATTGTCCTCTGCACCATTCAGGTCTTCGAGCCATTGCTCAAACTTGCTGCGAAGTCTCATATCCTTATCAGAAAGAATGGTAACAGACCAATCTTCAAAGGTACGAGATGTTGGAAGTTTGATGTTTCTTCCACGGTAGGGTGCAGTCACCTCACCGATGCTTGATGCGGGAAGTGCCGATGCCGTCACCAAGAAAGATGTTGCAACATCGTTTCCACTTGCACCGATTCTACCACCCACGCGGAAAAGCGAAGGTCTTACGCCGCCACCAATTTTATCTTTAAAGTCGTCAATTCTCATTAGAGATTCTCCTTACTTGTATTTATCTACCCCCACCCAAGTTTGTCAACTCTTCAAAGTCAACACCAGTTCTGGTGGCTACAAAGTTAAGGGTGATAAAGTTGATGGATCTTGCGGGCTGCACAAAGATGTCAGCGACAAACGAGTTTCTGTCGATAACCTCTGGCGTATTGTTAGTTTCATCACAGACAACTCGGAAGTCTGTGATACCTCTTCGAGATTGAACATCAAGCAAGAATGGCTCGATCAAGTTCTTAAACTGCGCTCTTGTAAATCTGTCATTAAGTTCAAACAACTGGAACTTAGCAGCAGTTGAAATTGCCTTCTCAAGAACGATAAACAATCTTCGCACATTGATTCTATCGAATGCACTTGGCTTCTTCAACAAGGTCTTGTCTCCGAACAGAACAGTTCCCTGTCCGGGAAGCGAAATCACTGGGTTAATACCATTTTTGTAAAGATCATCCCGTGAGGTTTTGTCAGGATTATACGCAAGAGAAACAACGTTGTTCAGTTGTCCTCTATTAAATCCGGCAGGTGAGAACCAAGTCTCACTTGTAACGTCTGCTCTTGCAGCGATACCTGCGATGTCACCGTTCAATGGAACATATCGGAAAACATCATTGAATCTATCGTACTGATACTTGTATCCTGAATCCAAGAATGCAAACGAAGACGAAACATTCAAGTTGCTTGTATCAGTTCCAGCCAAGTTACCACCTTGTGATGCCGCATTAGTGCCATTTCTGTAGGCGATAATGTTAGCACTTGAGACATAGCCCTTGTGTGGAACATCCGAAGATGTAAGAACTGCGAGTTTTGGTGGTGAGAGGAATGCAATTGCATCCTTTCTATTATCGGCAAGAGTCACAAGTTCCTTTGCCTTATCTCCAACAGACGGACCACCAAGAATCAGTGAAATATCTGATGTTTCTGAATCAGCAAATTTGTCGTATCCATTCGTATAATAGTCATCACCAGATGCACCAGCGGCTTTGCCGCCCTTCAATGAAAGATATTGATTTTCTTTGAGAAGACCGTAAGTATTTCCTCTATTATATGCTGTATCTGGGAGATTACCTCCTGCTACTGCAAAATCACCTGCCTCGAATTGATGACCAGTGTAAATGTATTCGGATGTATCACGAATAACATTCTTCCAATATTGTGTTGCTCCGTCATCACGCTTTGCGTTTGTGGCAACTGAAAGATCATCAAAAACTTCAAGAACCTGTCCTCTTGTTCCAGACCAATAACCATCTTCATCAACCACAACAACTGAGATGATGTCATTTACTGATCCCTCTGTAGCACCTTTGCTGATGGCAAAATCTGAGGTCGCAGGAGTGATGGTATTCACAACATCTGAATATTTCCACTCAATCACTCCCGACGTAACACCCGCAGATTGTGTGAGCAAACCGGGTGATGCAATTGTAATTGTAGTGCCTAGTTTTGCTGCGTTAAAGGCAGCAGTAAGGACACGATATTTTGCCCCACCAATTTTAATATTATCAGCGTACTCAGAACCAGCGGCGATTCTGTGATTAACATCGTGTGTAAGGATGAATTGAGTTGCCCCCGCCACATAACCCGAAGAAGAACCCACTCCTGTTGAGAAGGTCAAGCCACTTTTGTTCGATACCGAAACAAGAAGTGAGTTACCCAATTCAATACCTTCACCCGTATTACCTTCGGGGGCATCACCACCAGCAAACTTGGCAACAAAGTGATTGCCATTCCAGTCTGCTGCTGTGGTAGTTGTCTTTGTATTATAATCATCAAGATTTTTAATTAAAACTCCACCAGACTCACCTGCGTTCAAAGTTGGTGAGGTTTCAGTATTTGAAGTTCCTTCATTTACGACTCGAACAATGTTCAAAGAAGATGCGTAGGTAAGATAGTTTGCAGCGGTAAACCAATAATCTTTGTTTGTTGTCGTTGGTTTACCAAACTTTTCACTCAGATCATCAACTGAGGTCACGCGAATACTTTGATCAATTGGTCCCCAATCAAAGAAACCAGCAAAACCCGCGTTTGTTGTGGAAACTGCGGGGACAATATTTGTGAGGTCAATTTCTTTGACTTCTACACCGGGGCTGACTTGGAATGCCATAAAAGATTCTCCTTTTGGTCTTATTATTTAGCGAAATAGTGATTACAAAGAGAACCCATCATCATCTGATATTTTCCACACGGTTCCGTCATCGTCCACAATCGTATCGCTCGGTCCAGTATCAATGAAACCGAACGGCATTAGGTCTTCTTCCATCTTTTCAATTTTTTCTCTATAAAGTTGTTCACGAATATTTATGTCTGTCATATCTTTGAAGTAATTCTGTGTTGCCGCCCACGCAAAAAGCACAAGAGTTATCACTAAATCGTCGTGGTGTCCCACTTCGGCTTCATAAGATCCTTTTTTTGCAATAAAAGATGAAAGTTCTTGAATAATCTCAAAATCTTCAATAATCAGACGATCCTGCTCAATCATTTCTTTAAGCATAGTGCAGCCGACTTTTTTTACCTTTGGACTCATACGCACGCCTTGTTGAGTTTGATAATTACCAAAGCCACCGTCC